TAGCAATGGGTATGGGTGCAGACCAACCCAAGGAAAGCAGCAAGGCTAGTACACTAGCACGACTGCGTATCCAACATACCCCACTGATGGGTCAGCAAGAGATTGCTGGTAAGATGAAGAACGTAGAGGTTGTGGCTGGAGGTAGCTACAAGCTAGAGATACCTGATGGTCCTACCTACTATGCAGATAAGGTATCTGTACGTCCATTCTTGCAACGGTTCATGTACAAGAAGTTCATCAAGGGTAACGACAATACACCTAACAGGTTTGTCAAAACTGTCATGGCTAATGATCTTAACAGTGACATGAAGGACAACAACGGTGGGTTCAACTGTGGTAAACCTGCAGGGTACATCAAAGATTGGGCTGCATTGCCTGACTCAATGAAAGACCTAATCAAGTCTATCAAACGAGTTCGTGCTTTGTTTGGTACTGTAGAGATGGTCAATCCTACAGATGAAGGTGGTAGTGCTGTAGACGTGGACACTACCGCATTTATATGGGAGATTGACAATCGTGATGCATTCAAGATCATGGGTGACATGTTCTCCAAGTACAACAAGATGCGTAGGCTACCACCGCAGCATTACATTGAGCTTGAGTCCAAAGAAGTACCACTACCTAACGGTAGCAGCTTCTACATTCCTACTGCTGGTCTTGATCTTAACAATACATTAGACATGGACAATGATGCACAGGAAAACTTTGCTAACTTCCTATCGTGGATTGAGAACTACAACTCTTATATCCTTAGTGCATGGGATGAGAACATGCACAAGAATGAAGAGGTAGACATGGACACTGTAGAAGAGTTTGTGGATATTGACGCAGAGGATTTCGTCTAATGAACCACCCTGCTGAACTGGCGATTAATCAGTATCTAGAGAATGCTACATCTGGCAAGTCAACTATGTCAGATGAAACAATCAAACAGATTGGTGCAGATGTAATGGATGCAGTTAAACGTCAGTTTGGTGGGGGCAACAAGCGTGACGAGTTTCGTCTACGTATGTCTAACATAGGTAAACCTACTTGTCAGCTTTGGTTTCAAAAGAATATGCCAGAGAAAGCGTTGCCCAAACCAACAACCTTTGTAATGAACATGTTGCTAGGAGACATAGTTGAAGCTGCCTTCAAAGGTATACTCAAAGAGGCAGGTGTTAAGTATGAAGACAAAGATAACTACGTTGAACTAGAGTTAGAAGATACAACTATTAAAGGATCATATGATCTTGTAATCAATGACGCAGTAGATGACGTTAAGTCTGCTAGTGATTGGTCATATAGGAATAAGTTCGATTCCTATGAAACGTTAAGTGCCAGTGATCCATTTGGTTATGTGGGTCAGCTTGCTGGCTACGCTAAAGCATCAGGTAAGAAAGCTGGTGGATGGTGGGTAGTCAATAAGGCTAATGGTAACATTAAATATGTTGCTGCTAATGGTCTTGACATTGATACAGAAGTTACTAAGTTAAATGATACGGTTGCTACCGTAAACGATAATGTGTTTGAAAGATGTTTTAGTCCTGTACCCGAAACGTTTAGGGGTAAAGCTACTGGAAACACAGTATTAAATAGTAACTGTAAGTTCTGTGACTATCGACACGAGTGCTTTCCTACACTAGAAGAGCTACCGTCTAAGGTATCACAAGCTAAGAACAAACCTATTGTTCAGTATGTTATATAAGAAAGGAGAACTACATGTTAGGTGATGATGAAATAAAAGAAATGCATGAGCAGATACAGGCTATGGAAAAGGAATTGTCTGAGCGTAAGAAAGCTTTGCATGATGCTAAGTATCAAGGCTTACGTGCGGCTATGGAAGCTAGAAAACAAGCAGATGATGCTGTTAAGTTAGAACTAAAATCTCTTGGGTACAATCAACCTTCTGCTTTTAATATACCGCACATGCCGTTAAACTGGAACTGGAAGTTCTAGTGAATGGTAGGCGATTTGCCAATGCACTTAGGCATGGGTATAGAAGTGGTCTTGAGATAAAGAACAAAGACTTCCTAGTTGAGCATGGCATCAAGGTGAAGTATGAGGAACTCAAGATAGAATGGGAAGACCTCATGTACCGCATCTATACCCCTGACTTTGTACTACCTAATGGTATCATAGTTGAAACTAAGGGCAGGTTTACAGCAGATGACAGACGTAAACATGCGTTTATAAAACTACAGCATCCAAAGCTAGACATTAGGTTTGTGTTCGAAAGTAGTAGGCGTAAGCTGAGTAAGGGTGCTAAGACATCTTATGGTCAGTGGTGTGACAAGAATAAGTTCATTTACCATGACAGGATTATACCTGAAGATTGGTTGTATGAGAAAGGTAAGGACAAGCACCCTGATTTAGTGCCGTTCCCCTTAAAGAAAGTAAAGAGGAAGTAATATGTCAGATGATAAAATATTTTTAGACTTTAACCCAAATGATTTTATAATACGCATTAGTCCATTTATAGATGATCAAGGTGCTTGGACAGGAGAATTGCATGTAGGTAGTTGTACTACAGATGAGAATACATTGAGTGATGAAGATTATATTAACCTTATGCAGTTGACACACATGCTACTAGCTGCTATACCTGCTATGGAAGACAATGATTTCGTAAGAGAGTTACTTAATAAGTACGCTAAAAGTTCTTTAGAAGAAGACAAAAAGAAAAACCCCAAGCGTAGGCTTGAAAGTATTGATGGTAATGTAATAAACGTAGACTTTAAATAAGGAGACTGAAATGACAATGATGGACAGTACAATAACACTAAATGGAGAGTCAATTAATATTGGAGACACTACACTGTCTGACAATGTAAACTCTCCTGATCATTATAACTTTGCTGGCATAGAATGCATTGATGCTATACGTGCAGCTACAGGACAGGATGGTTTCTGTTATTACTTACAGGGTAACATAATGAAATACCTCTGGCGTTATCGCTACAAGAATGGTATAGAAGACTTGTTGAAAGCTCAGTGGTATTTAAATCAATTAATAGAGGAAGAGAACAGTGATAGTTAAAATGTTCTTAACCCTCAATGTAGACGAGGATGAATATCCTGTACCTGCAGATGGCAGGGTGGAGAACGAGTTGCAAGATGCAATACAAGAATATGTCTATGATATAGATGGTGTAACGGTTAAAACAATTAAAACAATAACGGAGTAGACATGACAGTTTTAAAAAGATTACCTGAGTTTCGTATGAGCCATTGGCTATTACGTTTACCTTTAATTGTTGTATTTACACAACAGGGTTTAGACAAAATGCCAGTGGACGCAGAGACAGCAGCTTCCTTTGACTTACCTTATTTGGTATGGTGGGTAGTTGCATATGGAGAACTAGGCGCAGCTATAGGATTATTATTTGGTGGTCTTTTTTACATAAAAGATTTCACTGATTGGATAACAGAGATAGGAGATATACTAACTAGGTTTAGTGGGTTTACTATCGGCTGTATTATGACAGGAGTTATATGGATTGCACAACCCGAAAGTTTTATAGACGTTATACTATATGATAACTTTCACGTAATGCTTTGGGTTGGTGGATTATATTTTGCATTGAGAGGAAACAGAACATGAACAATTATTTACCAACAGACTATCAAGCATTTATACACACCTCTCGTTATGCTAGGTGGTTGGACGCAGAAAAACGTAGAGAGTCATGGTCAGAAACAGTAGATAGATACATGGATAATGTAGTTGGTAACAAGGTTGATGCTAACACTAAAGATGATCTTATGTTTGCCATACTTAACCTAGAAGTCATGCCTAGTATGAGAGCTATGATGACTGCTGGCCCTGCACTAGAGCGTGACAACACTGCTGGCTACAACTGTAGTTATCTAACCGTAGATGACCCTAAGTCCTTCGATGAGGCTATGTTTATTTTGCTTTGTGGTACTGGTGTTGGCTTCAGTGTTGAGAGGCAGTTCATCTCTAAGCTTCCAGAGGTTCCAGAACTCTTCGATAGTGATACTACCATTGTGGTAAAGGACAGTAAGGAAGGGTGGGCTAAAGCGTTTAGACAAGTGTTAGCTCTCTTGTGGGCTGGGGAAATACCTCAGTGGGATGTATCTCGCATACGTCCTGCAGGTGCAAGACTAAAGACCTTTGGTGGTAGAGCTAGTGGACCTGCACCTCTAGTCGATCTGTTTAACTTTGCTATTACTACCTTCAAGAATGCACAAGGACGTAAGCTAAATAGTATTGAGTGTCACGATCTTATGTGTAAGATAGGTGAGGTAGTTGTAGTGGGTGGTGTACGTAGGTCAGCTATGATTAGCTTGTCTAACTTATCTGATGATCGTATGCGTCACGCTAAGTCAGGGCAATGGTGGGATACTGCATCGCACAGAGCATTAGCAAATAACAGTGTATGTTATACAGATAAGCCAGATTCAGAAACGTTTATGCGTGAGTGGCTGGCATTAGTTGAAAGCAAGTCAGGAGAACGAGGTGTATTCAATAGGAAAGCTAGTCAAAATCAAGCTGCTAAGTATGGTAGGCGTGATCCTAACCACGAGTTCGGAACTAATCCATGCAGCGAAATCATATTGCGTCCGTATCAGTTCTGCAATCTTACGGAAGTTGTGGTACGAGCCACGGACACGCTTGAAGACTTGGAGCGAAAGGTCAGATGTGCCACAATACTTGGGACGATCCAAAGCGCATTCACAAAGTTCCCATATTTGCGAAAAGTGTGGCAGCGTAATACAGAAGAAGAGCGTCTGCTTGGTGTGTCACTCACAGGCATAATGGATAACCCATTGATGACTACTGCTAATAAAGAATTGGAGAAAACCCTTGAACATTTACGAGAAACTGCTGTTCATACTAATACTATTTGGGCTGACCGCCTTTGCATACCACAATCAGCAGCAATTTCCTGCGTTAAACCAAGTGGAACAGTTTCCCAATTAGTTGATTCAGCGTCAGGTATACACGCTAGACATTCAGATTACTATATTAGAACTGTCAGGGGTGACAACAAAGACCCATTGACTAAGTTCATGGCAGACCAAGGTATACCTAATGAGCCTGATGTAATGAAGCCAGATGCTACTACAGTGTTTAGCTTTCCTATTAAGTCACCACACAATTCAATAACACGCAATGATCTGTCAGCAGTAGAGCAGCTTGAGACATGGCTAGTGTATCAACGATCATGGTGTGAGCATAAACCAAGTATTACCTGTACTGTGCGAGATGATGAATGGCTTTCAGTAGGTGCATTTGTGTATGAACACTTTGATGAGATGTCAGGTGTGTCATTTTTACCACACTCAGATCATACTTATCAGCAAGCACCTTATCAAGAGGTTGGCAAATCTGATTATGATATGCTATTGTCAGTTATGCCTGATCGAATTGATTGGGCAGGGCTGTCTGAGTACGAGAAAGACGATAACACTGCAGCAATGCAAACTATGGCTTGCTCTGGTGACGTATGTGAAATAGTAGACTTGGTATAAGGAGATATAAATATGGCAACAGTAACTATTGGTGAAACAGATTATGATACAGATAACTTTACTGAAGAACAAAACAAAATGCTTAGTGAATTATCTTATTGTAATAAACTAGTTACACAACTCAAGTACCAGCTTGCTAGTTTGAATGTTACGAATGACATTCTGATTGACAAGATAAAGAAATCACTAGAAACCACAGTAACATAAGGAGAATACTTATGAAAAATACTAAAAGCAGAGCCTCACGTGGATTAGGTAAATACGATGCACCACTAAGAGTGCAATATCAAATGGGTTATTCCGCATTCAAGAACGGACAAACCCTGTCAAGCCCATTCAACGGTGACACGATGCAGCACCGTGAGTGGGAACGTGGGTTTAACAAAGCCTACTTCAACCAACTTAAAAGGGTGAAAGAGCATGAACGAACTACAGGCAGAAGCAGATCAGTTTCTAAAGGAGAAGTACAGCATGTCTGACTTTAACTCATACCAACGCAGTGCGTCACGTACTGCAATCTATCCTGACCAGCATAAGATACTATACCCTGCGTTAGGGTTAGCTGGTGAGGCAGGAGAGGTAGCCAACAAGGTTAAGAAACTTATACGTGATGGACCAGAGAACAGACCTGAGACATGGAGAGAGGACATAGCCAGTGAGATAGGTGATGTACTCTGGTACTGTGCTGCACTAGCTACTGACCTTAACCTTACCTTGGGTATGATAGCTGCACAGAATGAAAAGAAACTCATGGCTAGAAAAAATGCAGGTACAATTGGTGGAAGTGGTGACACTAGATAAAAAAATGGGGAGCTTAGTTGCTCCCCTGTTTTATTTAAAGATACTTTCTTTTTCTTTCATTATCTCAGCGTCTGCTTTACCATACATCACTAATGTTTTTAAGTCATTGGGGTCTGCTGGATTAGCATGATAACCTTCTCTACGATAGAACCTACTGATAGCAGCCTCTTGATCTTCTCTACGTAGTTTTCTAAAAGCAATCTGACTACGGTTATAGCTTGTAGACTCTGCCATAACTAAATCTTTTAGATTACTTTTGATACCATTAGCAGCAGACCGTATCAATCTATTGACTGTACGGTTTACATATGTGTCTTCTTTCTCAGCAAACTCTTTTGGATTATTTTTATATTCTTCTCGTAGCATTTTCTCTTGTATCATTACTACGTCTAGTAACTCAGGAAACCTTTCACGAATGTATTTGTTTTCTAAGTCCTGCACAGATGGTACTTTAGACCTACTACCAAGTTCCCAAGGTTGAAAGCCTTTACTGACCACGTAATCTTCGTACTTACTTGCTTTACCTTTAAAGTTTAATCCAAAGAAAACTTTACCTGCAGGTGCGGTACGTTTTTTATTTTTAAATATGTCTTCTTTTATTTTATACTTCTCTGATTCAGATGAAGGTGAGAAGATAGTATCAAAACCTCTTGCTTTTATTGGGTGATTTACTGCATTTACAAAGGTATCATAGAAGGTTAGGTTAGGGTCTTGTTTAGTCTCACGATACTCTAGCCCACGGTATCCCATAGCACGTTGTGCATCAATTATCTGTGCGGCAGGAACCAACCATGTTGAGAAGTAATTTCCAAGAGCACCACCTAGTAGCTTGGCTGCGTCTTCTCTGCCTCTAAGATCGTTGACCTCAATAATACCTGCAATTTCTTCAAACAAAGAGTTGCCTACACCAGTTCTAAGATTTATACCAATAAAAGTATCCCTTGCTTCTTTCATGTCTAGCCAATCTGTTAACGTACCATTGCCCATACGTTTAACAAACTCACCCACCCATAGAAATTGACGTAGTGGATACTGTGGCGTAATATCTATGTTAGTAGTATCATCTGCACCAATTTCTTTGTAGTCCTCTGGTGAGTTAGGCTCAGTACGATACTGATAAGCAGCCATAGCACCAGCAATACCCATCATGTTACGTGTAATACGTTGTCTATCTTTAGCATTTAACTTACGTAAGTCTGTATTTTTTGTCATCAAGCCATACATTTTTTGACCTGCTGTTAAAAATGCGCCACCAGACATCTGACCTATAAGTTCTAAACTATTAAACATAAATCTAGGGAATGGTATTACAGTAGTCAATCCATTCCTAGTTATAAAACTAGTGGTATCTCTAAATACTTTAATGTCTGGTTGCTTTGCATAAGTCATGTCTAATGCACGATCTACAGAACGAGTTACGAGTTCATTAAAAGAAGGTGATCCTTTTTTTATTATAGATGGATCATTGTTTAATAAGTTACGTATCTTACCATCACCAAGTGCATCAAATAAATCTATTCCATATTCACGTCTGGTTAATCTTTCTAGTTCTCCTAAAAATGCACCACGTCTTATAGTATATTCTTGTAGTCGGTTAGGGGTATTTAATACATCAATAAATTTTTCACCTGCAGATAGCACAGTATCAACTGCACCACCTTGACCTTTACCCATAGAACGTTGTATCTCATTTATATTATCAAACATACGTGAAAACTCTTCAGAAAGTTCTGGCCTTTTAAGTAAGTAGTCTGTAAATTGTTTAGTGCGTACTGGTTCTGCAAACATATACTTTAGATGTCTAAAGCTATCTTGCCAATGTCCAGCAGATACAAACGTTTTTGTAAAAGCAGTAGCACCAGATACTGCACCTTTCTTTTCGTACTGCATCGACATGTTATACAGAGCAGTATCCATTATATTACCCAATGCTTCAGCAGGTGCTCTTATTACTCCAGACGTAGCGTTACGTGCAGCAGTAGCTACCTGTGAAACTAAGCCACCTCTACGCATGTTCTCTATACGTAACGCTACTTTGTGTATGTTTCTTTGAGCTTCCATAGTAGCATCGTGAGCACGTTGTCTTGCTCTACTTATAGGTCTTGCCTTTGCTATCTGTGAAAAACGGTTTAGTACTCTACCTGCATCTGAGCCAGAGCCAAGAACTGCAAGAGTGTAATCGTCAAATGAAAGATTGTATTTAGTCAAAGCATTTACTAATTCATCATTAGCAAGTATGTCTTTTTCTACTGTAAGTTTAAATAAATTTTCACTAACAGTAAGATCGTTACTCCACATGTCAGGTTTAGCTGCTTTTAAATCAGCAGCTATGGCAACTAAAGCATCTAGTTTTTCAGGAACAACAATAGGACTTACGAACTTATCTGCTTCTGTTACAGATACTTCAGCAGCAATGTCTGCTTCATTCACACCTTCAATACGCTTACCTCTTTCAGAAAGAGTGCCACGAGATACTTCTGTAAGCTGACTTTGTTGTTCATCGTACAAGTCTTCTGCAACTTCACGTCCTGCATTTTGAGCTTTGTTTAAATTTAAAGTTTTAGTTCCATCTTCTGCTGTATCTGAAACAGTCTTACCTGTATTTTCTTCAAACTCTTTTATAAAGCCTTGCTCTATTTCTTTGTTCTCTAATCTTTTTGCTTTAGCTGCTTCTCTTGCTGTCTGTACAGCAGACTCTTCTGCTTCTTCTAATGTAACCTTAGATAATTTTCTACCATTAGCTAACATAGTACGCTTTAATGGTTTAACAGCAGCTTTAGTTAAGAATATACCTTCACCTACAGTAAGAACACCTACACCTATATTAAGTGCTGCACCATACATGTCACCTTCTGCAACACTTGCTGCAGTATCTTTTACAATTTCGGGAAGATCAGCAAACGCTATAGCTGTACCTAAGAAAGGACTAAACTCTGCGCCCATTAAGGTATAACCAATTACATCAAGATCATAACCATCATTAAGCATCTTTTGTGCTATAGCACGTCTTAATGGATTACTATCTTCAGTAAGTATATACTGCATTTCATCTTTAAAATCTGTAAGAGTTTCTACAAAGCTACCTGCACCATCTGGTCTATCTACTTCTTCAACAGTTTGTATGTCTTGTTGTTTAGCAAAACCCATACCAATAGTTTTTAAATTATCTATATCTGTTTGTATTTCTTTTCTATAAGGATCATTTATGTCTGTCTCTTCTAGCTGTTTCCTTAATGCTATAACTTGAGCAGACTCACCAATCTGTTGCATGTTAAACACACGTAACTTTTCTTGATACTGTTCTTCATCTTTTTGTTTAAGTAACTCATACTTTTTATTGTATGCATTATCGTAGGCACTTTGAATACGAGGATCATACTCTAGTGTATTATCCTGTGTACCAGCACCTTGTGTAGTTTGACTTAGTTCAGCTTCCTCAAACATACCACTTACATCTATGTCAGTGTCTACTGTTCTTGTAGTTCTAGGTGCAGCCAATACTTCAGGATCATCATCTTCATCTTCGTCATCAGAGTTTACTTGTATATTTGCACGAGATGTAGGCATGACAGGATCAAGCTGAATCATGTTTAATAATTCTTCATTTTCCATTATCCAATAACACCATACTTAGAAATTAATGCAGCCCTAACAACATCATTTTCATCTACATATTGTACTACCATACCTGAACGAAACTCTCCTGTTTCTGAACCTCTAACTACATCATCATATGTTCTTTGTTTATTAGTATCAAGAATAAACTTTGCTTGAGAAGCAGGTTGTACAAAAGGAACGCCTTTATTATTTTTCTCAAAAGCTTTTTTAGCTTCTAAATAATCAACTACAGTTTCTTTTTTATATGCTTTAATTGCTAAGTTATTAGCTCTTCTTCTTGACTCAACTAGTTTTGGCATAACATTTGTAGGATCAGAAAACTTTTCATTGTTTACATATGCATCTTCCATTGTATTAATAGCTTCATCCATTAAAAAGTATGCTTCTGGTTCACTGCCTTCTACTATTTGTGCAAACCTACCTTCAGCATCCATTTCAGCAATTTCTGTACCTGCAAAAACACCATCAACTGTACTGCTTAAAAAGCTTGCACGACTTTGATTACTAAGAACATCTATCTCTTCACCTGCACCAGCTTCTTTTGTTTTAGTTTTCCATTTTTCATATTCCGTATATGTTGAATCATATAAACGTTTAAATTCTGCTTGTTTATCCCCTGCTGTTGTTTGTATACCATGATTAAGACGTACAAGTTCTGCTTCCCAACTACCTTTAGCTGCATCTATTTTTGGTGGAATAGGTTTAAACCTACCTGTAAATGGTATGACTGCATCTTTTTTTGCTAATAGCCGTTGTGTTTCTGTAAGTTGTGGTGCATCTGCTATTGGTGCTCCTTCTATAATCTCAGGGATTCTAGCTGGCATATTAAACATTTCAGAAGGAACTTGATTATTATCTAAATAATAATTACCACGCTCTACAGCAGTTTCTATTGCACCTGTACCTAAACCCATTATGTATGTAGATTGTTCTGGTGTATACAATAAAGAAAGTTTTTCAGCTAACTTAACTGCCTCTGCTTCTGTTGCACGTCTTATATCACCACGAGTTCTATTATCAATAGCATCCTGCTGTTTTTGAAATCGTTTATCCCATGACTCATCGTCACGAGCTTGAGCTTCTTCAGCCTTTACTTTATCTACAATAACATCTGCAAACCCACCTGCAAACTGCATAAAATTAAATGCCATATTAAGCTCTCCTTGCCATTAGTCCTGTAGCAGGTGGCTCACTAGCCTCTGCAGGTTCTTCTTCCATCATAGGCTCTGTGTCCTCTACAGGTGCATCACCTGCAGCTTCCATCTTAGCTTTAACTTTCTTCATAGCTACAGCTATAGTTGAATCTCTGAACTTATCTTCATCAGGGTCTTCTAGTTCTGTACCCATAACATAGTCAACATCTTCTTCATCACCTATGTAAGCTAACATTTCCATGATTACTGGCAGTATAAGAACACCTATATCAATAGTATGCTTACCCATCATAACACCATTACCCTGTAGGGCATTAGCAATAGATGTAAGTGGCACACCTAGTTCCATAGTCTCTGCTATCTGATCACGAAACAGTGGGTTCATTATACGTTCAGCATAGAACTGCATAGCGTCATCTACATTAGTGTACTGTGCAGGTCTTTGCCAAGGGTACTGACCTAGTTTACTAGTTAAACTCTGTCCCGGTATATGTCTTTCAAAGTTAGGCTCTTCCATCATATAGTTTCTTTCTTTGATCACGTATTTGATTAAACATTTCCTGTGCTCTTTCAGCAGGTTCTAATGCTTTCTTTTTTTGTTCAGGTTTTTTACGCATCATCCCCATAAGACCAGAACTTACTGGCTCTACAGGTTTAATAGTAGTTCTGTTTTTCATGTATTTTATATATGCTTTTCCAGCAGGATTAGTTTCCATTATACTCTCCTATTTAAAATATGCCACCAAGTATGCCCTTAGACAAATCACCTGTAAGTAATGTTCCAGCAAGTTTACCCAATGATTTAGCATTACCTGCATCACGAGCAGCAGCAGCTTCATTCTGTGCAGTACTGGCTTGAAGTTGGGCTATGGCATAGTTACCTGCACGCTCTGCTTCTGACTCAGCAGACTTATATGCATTATCCATTTGATCACCGTAATGTTGCCACATATTATCATATGCTTGGTTCTGAATGTCAAGAGTATTCTTAGCATTAATCTCATTTGCTCTGTTCTGTGCTGCAGTATCTGCAGTTGCTACTTCTCTACGCCACTGTGCATTAGATTGTGCAATCACAAGTTCGTTCTGTGCGTTAAACTGATCAGCAGCATTAGACTGTGCTACATTAAACTGTTCCATAGCGTTGTCTTGTCCAGCATTAAACTGTGATATAGCTGTCTGTTGTGCTTTATTAAACTGATCTACCTGTGTTTTTAAGTTAGCATTAAACTGATCTACTTGCATTTCTGAAGTAGCGTTAAACTGTTCA